TATCAATATCAAAAGTTGTTTTATGAATGGACGCCATTATAAGATATTTTTCTTGATAACTATGCAGTTTCCGCTAGGTATTCCTCCACATTTACGAGCAAACATCGACTATATCTTTATATTTCGTGATAATATGATAAGAAATAAACAAAAGCTTTATGAACACTATGCAGGAATGTTTCCAAATTTTGATGTGTTCCGAACAGTGATGGATTCATGTACAGAAAATTACGAATGTTTAGTAATTAATAACAAAGTTCAAAGTAATAAGATAGAAGACCAAGTATTTTGGTATAAGGCGAAAGAAAGTGATTTTAAGATGTGTAGAGATGATTTATGGGATTTACAGGCAATTCAAGATCAAAAATCCGCAATAGCGGATGATGATGAAGAATATGAAGAGCAATATGACCCAAATTTGCTGATAAAACAAAAAACCAAAATCACAGTTAAAAAGAAAGATTGTTATTGAATAAGTTAATTTTTAGTATCAACATTTGAAGAAATTTCTTCAAATGTTTTTGCGGATGACACAGAGACTTGCGTCCTTTCATTAAATAGTTCATCTTTGCTTTCTTTGTTTTTCTTGTAATTCATCATAAGAGTATTAAGTTGAGTTTCACTCCAATTTTGGTCATCAATATCATTTGGATTTGGTGACCACGGGCACCAACAACCAACTTGACCAATCATAATATTAAAATTTGGGTCAATTTTCTTTAACACATTACAACGTTTTTTGGCTTCATCCATTGTATCATAAACACCGCGAACTTTCAACCCTCTAACCGTTGTCTTAAAATTTTGTTTCGCATGAAATTCCTTTTCAATTTCTTCTTCATTCTTATTTTTAAAGAAATTCAATTGTTCATTCATGTCTTCAAATTTGAATAAATGAGAATGATTATCTTTTACGGCATCAAAAACTGTTTTATCATCCGGATATTTTTCAATTAAAGTATTAAACATATTATTCATATCTTGACTAAAACTTTCAAGAAATTTATGAAAATAGAAAGCATCTTTTTCTTTTAAAATATCTTCAGGAGAAATGAATGAAACACAATAAAAGTTTTGGTTTCGAATTGAGGGGTCTTCTTCAAGAAAATCTTTTTTTTGAACAGGGATAAGTTCTTGTTCCATTTTAACTTATCAATAAAATTATTTGTTTATATCTTGAATAAAAATATTTTTCTGTTTAATATATAAAATGGAATACAAGATTGACTATAACGAACTAAGCATACGGGTAGTAAAACTACTATTTGAAGGTGCTGCTGTAGGTCTCGTAGCATTAATATTACCCGGAAAAAACAAGCTATCTCTAACCGAAGTCTTCGCGATTGCTCTCACTGCAGCGTGTGTTCTTGCCATACTTGACTTACTTGCTCCGGCCCTTTCCGATGGAGCCAGACAAGGAATTGGAATGGGAAGCGGTTTCCGAATGGTGGGTTTCCCAATGGTATGATTAATTTATAAACTTGAGATAACAGGATAGCCAAGATCTTTACAAATTTGTTTCCAAATCCAATCTTGGTTCGCAACTTTACTTCTGCTTTTGAGTAAAGGAAAAAACTTCAAATACTCGTAATGTCCAAGAATTTCGCAAAATTTGTATAGAACATAGCTATATGATAAAAAGTTTTTACGTTCTTTAGGACAATACTTCAAAAATGGACCTTGGATATCTTTAAACATCTGACAAAGTTTTTCTTCTAATTCAGTTGAAAATTGAGGAGTGGGAACACCATTAATTCGATTAATTATATAATTAATATGTTCATAATATTTATTTATTTTTAGTTTTTTCAAAATACATCTCATTGTTTTATAACTCAGAGTTTTTGTATCGGTTATTTTTTCCTTTTTGAGTTCATTAAGAATTTTCTCAAAAACTTCATCTGGTATATCTGTACTTTCTTTACCTTGAACTTGATTGCACCATTCTCTAAAATGGTTTATTCTTTTATAACTAAAATGTTGATTTTCTTTGCTTTTATGTTTAAGTAAAGGACGATTTTGTTCAATCAATAAGACTTCTTGATTTCCGCAATTATTGCAAATTATTAGCGCATCTGTTAATAATGGTATAATCTCTTTACCACAAATTTCGCAGACATCATCAACAACAACACCGTCGCTATGAAATGTGTATTGATTATTTGTAAGGGATAAATATTCATTTATCAAAGTTGTTTTATCAATAGATGGTTGTTCAACTTTTTCTTCTTCAATATCGGTTTCGCAAAATAAATCTTTTAAAATTTTGTTTTTTTTTAAATTCATATTACTCTTCTTCGCAGAATGAGATGATTGTTCTTCAATCATGTTATAGTAATCAAACATAATAGTACCGGTTTTTTCGTAATAGTCAATTTCATCATTATCATTCAATTTCCCTAATGTTGATTTTAATTGAATGATTTGATTTTTTAATGAAATATTACTAATACATATTTGATTAATATTACTTACATCATTTGAGATACTGATTTCTTGCAAGTTACTTTCATATTGTTGGTTAATAACATGTAAGTTTGATTCGGTTATTCGAATATCCTCGTCTATTGTATTAAAATTCTCGATCGCTTTGCTATGTAAAGCATCAAGAGTTGATATCTCCTTCTTATTATCTACAACGTGTATCCTTTTTTTTGATGATTTTTCTTTAAACATCATTTTACTATAATAGAATAGTGCTGCTTCTTATATTTATTTTCTTCAATATAAATAAAACAAATATGGGAGGAGGTCTTCTTCAATTAGTTGCTTACGGCGCTCAAGATGTTTACCTTACCGGTAACCCACAAATTACTTTCTTCAAAGTAGTATATCGCCGTCATACTAACTTTTCAATGGAAGCCATTCAACAAACTTTTAACGGAAATGTTGGCTTTGATAAAACGGTAACCGCTCAAATTTCAAGAAACGGTGATTTAGTTCACAAAATGTATCTTGAAGTTGATATGGATACTATAAATGATGAGACTATTGATACATACGATTTATTAACTTCAAATTATGATCGTTATGTTAATTATGTTGGACTTCGTCTTATTGATTCTGTCACACTTGAGATTGGTGGACAACAAATTGATAAACAATACTCTGATTGGATGTACATATGGAATGAATTATCACTCTCTTCCGGAAAACGTACCGGATGGGACATCATGGTTGGTGCTGATAGTGATATGACTTCTTTCTCACAATCTAAACCCACATTATATGTTCCTTTAGAATTTTGGTTCTGTCGCAACGTAGGCCTTGCTCTTCCGCTAATTGCTTTACAATATCACGAAGTAAAAGTAAATATCAAATTTGCTTCTCTTAGCAAATGTACATACAATGGTACGGCATATAGTAGAGTTGATTCTTGTAACGCAACTCCATCATTCAATGCGTCATTATGGGTAGATTACATATTCCTTGATACTGATGAGCGCCGCCGTTTTGCTCAAATGTCACACGAATATCTAATCGAACAAGTTCAATTTACAGGAACTGAACAAATTTCTAATCCCCTAAGTACCGAAAAACTAAAACTCAACTTCAACCATCCTGTAAAAGAACTCATTTGGTATGTTCAAAAAACAGAAGCCATGTTTTTAGATCATCAATGGTATAACTTCACTCAAGAAGAGGCTTATATTGAAAATGAGCCAGAAGATATGCCTAACAGTAATGTGTTATTAACACAAAATGTCTATGGTATTACTCCTAAGGGTGATAACATGGTAAGCAGTGCTCTCCTTCAACTTAATGGTAATGACCGTTTCTCAGTGCGTGATGGTGACTATTTCTCTCTTGTTCAACCGTATCAACATCACACAAACGTTCCAAGTAATAAAGGTATCAATGTTTATTCATTTGGTCTTAAACCAGAAGAGCATCAACCATCTGGAACACTTAATATGTCGCGTATTGATACTGCGGTGCTATCAATCAAATCAAAAGCGCACGGAAACGCAACAGTTTATGCCACAAACTATAATGTTCTCCGCATACTATCCGGAATGGGTGGTTTAGCATATAGCAATTAATTTGGTAATTTTTTTTTCTTATCTTAATATTAAAAAGAAAAGATGGGAGGAGGTCTTCTTCAATTAGTTGCTTATGGTGCCCAAGATGTATATCTTACTGGCAATCCACATAT